ATGAAGGCCATCACCACGGACGTACAGGTCCGCAATCTCAAAGCCGCCGCCGAGGATTATCGCCGCACGGTCGGCGGCAACCTCTATCTGCTCGTCAAGAGCAACGGGTCGAAGCTCTGGCGCTACGACTACAAAATCGAAACCCGCAAGACGCTCGCCATCGGCGCCTATCCGGACATCTCGCTGGCGGATGCGATGGCCGCGCGCGATGCCGCCCGCGATCTGGTCAAGCAGGGTATTGATCCGAAGGACCGCCGCGATCAGGACCGGCGGATCAAGGCGGAGGCGGAGGCCGCAGAGAGCCCTTTCGGCGCGGACGCCGACGCATGGCTCAAGACCCGCGAGGGCGGCGCGAAGAAGACCTATCTGCGCGACGAGTTGATGGTTCGCTATCTCAAGGAGGGCGTGGAGACCATCCCGGGCTTCGGCGCGGTCGCTACCGATCTGGTCGCCATGAGTCACATCCTGCCGCTGCTGAAAGCTTTCAATCATCCGACCCGGCGGCGCCTCGTCTCAGCGGCGCGCGACGTGATCGCCTATGCGAAGGTCCACGGTCATTTTCCGCAGGATCGCCCGTCGCCCTTCGCCGACATCGACATCAATGCCGGGTTCGCCCCGCACAAATCGAAGAAGCGCGCCGCGATCATCCAGCCCGGCGGGTTCGGCGACCTCATTCGCCAGATAGATGATTTCGAAGCCATCATCCCGTCGATGTCAGCGCGGCGCCGGAAACTGATCCGTTACGCCCTGCAATTGCTCGTGCTGACCTTCGTGCGCCCGGGAACGGTTGAGACGGCGGAGTGGGCCCACTTCCATTTCGGTAAGGAGGGCAATTTCTGGATCGTGCCGTTCGCGAAGCTCAAGATGCGGACCGAGCGCGCGGCGAAAGGCAACGAGGACGATTTCGTGGTGCCGCTCTCGCGTCAGGCGGTCGCGCTCTTGCGGGAACTGCGCACGATCACCGGCACGAGCCGCTACCTGTTCCCCGGCGCCGAGCGAAAGGCGACCGCGAAAAAGGCGGCGAGCAGCGGCATGATCAGCGAGGGCAGTCTCAACAATGCGCTGCACGCGCTCGGCTACAAAGGCAAGCACTGCGCTCATGGCGTTCGATCGAGTGCATCGACGATGCTCAATCGAGAGCGCATCAATGGACGCCGCCGGTTCGAGCAAGCGTTGATCGAGATGCAGCAGGATCGCCTCGATGCATCGACCCGGGCGATCTACGACCGTGACGATCGTTTGCCCGAGCGCATCGAGCTAATGCAGTTTTGGGCGGACATGCTTGATACGTTGCACGGAACCGGCGCCGCGAAAATGCGGATGGCTGCCTGACCACTGGCTCAAATTGCATCAATATTCTGCGTTACGCGCTCAGGCCGGTTCGGCCTCGGGCGGCCGAGAGACGAAGAGGCCGCCAACTGACGCGGCCTCTCTGATTGAGCGGCCCCAGCAACATGGGGGCCTAGGGGAAAGGCTCGTTGCTGGGGCCTTCTACCGGCCCGCTTGGCGCGTGTGGGCCAGGTGCAAAAATTCTCAAACTAGCAGTGCAGCGGCAGCTAGCGCGATTGGGCAAAGCCCCAGCACGATGATGCCGGAGCGGAAGACTATCTCGGCCATTGGCGCGCCTCCAATCTGAACGGAATTGACTTAGTGTAGGTTTGCAACTCCTCCCGGGAAAAGTGCAATTTGTGCCACTTTACCCTCAACCGGTATTCCTACGGTGCCTGGCAGAAGCGCGGCCTCTCCCCTCTGGTGGTGCTGTCTAGTTAGGACACCCGCAGCGGGAAATTAGGATGTTGGGCGAAAAGCAGAACCTCTGACGGCCGTGTTAGCTTTGAAGCGTCGGGTCGCGTCCCCGATTTTTCCTAATAGAGCGACTGGGCCTCAACCTCGCCGCCGGGCCGTTTTTTTTGAGGATAAGGACGCTTTGCTGGCATTTATATTTTGATGCGAGCGCTCGGAACCGGGCGTAGAGTGGGCTCCTTATGTTCCGGATGGATTTCGACGGAGTGGAGCTCAGCCTCTTAGCCTTGGCGGCTGTATCGTTCATTGCGTTCGCCGTCAGCCTGAGCTGGCTTCTGATGTCGTGATCTCCAGTGTAAACGACGTCCTTGGCCCTCAGCGTCTCCCGGCGTTGGGGCCGTTTCATGGGCGACATCTCGCACCCGGGATTCTACGGAATCCACCTTGGCGGCATTTGACGCTAATTGTTGGCCGCCGGGGCTAGATTTCATCCCGAAGCAATTTTCAAATTTCCGGTAGAGGGGCCGTCTCGCGACACGGCCCCTTTTCTTTTGGCCCTTGCTGGGGACGTTTCTTTGGTCATTTCGGCCGTAGTCGAATTGCGACCGGCACCTTCGATTCAGCAAAGACCCATTCTTCCGTTCCATCACAAACCCAGCTTATCCGGGTACCCCGTTTCCGTTCGCTAAACCCGAACTAGGACACTCCAAAAATCAATGGACAGCACCGAAAGGAAAAAAGGCCCGGCGAGGCGCTATGGCCTTGGGCTCGGCTGAGCGCCCTCATTCCGTTTAGCCCTGTTGGCGATCACCGCGAGCCGGTTATTAATCCCAGCCTCGGTGCGGCGCATCTGGAGCGCTATGAGCCGGTGATCCATCCCTAACTCATGCAGCGCAATCAACAAACGCTCTTCGGTCTCAGTCCAGCTCTTGAATCTATTCGCACGCATTTGCCACGCCCCACGTCGGGGCAATAAACTGATTCTCGAAATTTGCGCGCGTCCTAATTCCTATTGGGAGCTGCCCCAACAGGTCCAAATGAAAAGGGGCCATGTCACGCGAACGGCCGGAAATCTGAAAAACATTTCGAGATGAAATCTAGCCCGGCAGTCACGACAATTGGCGCCCAACGCCGCCTCCGTAGAGTCGTGGGGACGAGATGTCGCCCAAAGAAAAGGCCTCAGCACCTGGGGCCTAGAGGTCCGGTGCTGAGGCTAGGCGCCTATGATGAACCGGGGACGTGACCCGACGCTTCAAGCTAACACGGCTGCCAGATGTGGCTAGTGTTTCCCGGCATGATTGGTGTGTCCTAATTTGTCGCAGCGAGTGTCCTAACCAAGGGCGGCACCAGACTGCATTATCGCATAGCAAGAAGCGGGGGGAACTCAGGAAAGACCCGCCCTCGCGGATGGTGCGAGGGCGGGCAAGCAGGCGGGTGGCCGTCTGACCCCGAGGATCATGTTGCCGCGTGTGTGTATTCCCGCCACAACTTCAATACGTCGGAATAACCGTTTTGGTCACGTTAAAAGCACGCCAGCAACGCTGCGATCTGTTCACTTTTGCAATTCGTGCGCAGCGGTGATGATCGCCTCGCGGATCGCAGTGAAATACGCCGCATCCACCCTCGGAGCGAGATAGGCCGGGTTTCCCGTATAAGCGTGATCGACCTTGCGGATGATGCCTTGATGGCGGATCAGCGTGGCCACGGCGCGGCTCACGTTCGATCGCGGAACGTTCAGAACTTTCTCCAGAGCAGCCACATTTATCGGTGGCTTGCCCTGATTGTCGTTGCGCCGCACCGCCATCGCCACCAGCAGTTCCTCGAAAGATGCGCCGATGTGCTTGCGCCGATAGTCCCGCTGCATCGCGGCAACGATGGTGAGCATCATGTCTGCGACCACAGCCGATTGGCGTTGCCGCTCCATCACATTTAATTTCTTTGTTTGCTGCGCCATGGCCCCTCTCTTTCTGTTGCACACAGATAGGTCGCGCATCGAAAGCGCGCCATGCACAGCGATCGTTCATCCAGCGCAGTTGTTTTTGCGTCTTTTTCCCTGACCAATTTGGTCATCAGCAACTGACGCGTGCGCCGTCCGCACTCCACTCGCCCGGACATTAGCAATCCTTCCGAGAAAAATGTTCGCGGGTATTGGGCAAATTGTCGCCGCATTCTGTATTCCAATGAGAGGGTAACGAGATGCGGGCACAATCGCGCGCGTCTCAATCGCAGCGAGAAAAACTCGCGCGAGCAAATTGCGTGTGTGGGAGTTTGACGGACCATGCGAACGTGTGGAGACTGTCAGCTATGCTGTAAGCTATTGCCGGTGCCGCCGCTGCGAAAGAGCGCGGGTGTTACCTGCCAATTCCAGAAATTCCACAAGGGCTGCATCGTCTATCACACGCGCCAGATGCCGTTCGAATGCGGCCTCTGGAATTGCCGTTGGCTCGTCAACGACGACGCTGCCGATTTGTCCCGGCCCGATCGGTCGCACTATGTCATCGATCTGATGCCGGATTTCATCACCATCACCGATGGTGAGACCGACGAAAAACAAAACATTCAAGTCGTGCAGATATGGGTCGATCCGAAATACCCGGACGCCCATCGCGATCCTGCCCTGCGCCGCTGGCTCTATCGCCGCGCGCAAGACGGCGTCGCCGCGTTGATCCGCTTCAATGAACGGGACGCCATCACGGTGTTCGCCCCGCCCTTCGATGCCAAGGGCATGTGGCACGAGATCAGCGGCGTGTCGGCGACGCGCACGCATTCATTTTCAGAAATCGAACGCGCGCTCGGTGGACGAGCGCGTGCGATCGTCGAGCCGTAAGCTCCAAACAAGAAGGAGGAATGCCAGTTGCCAAAGACATTTCCTATTATGATCGAGGTCGAGGAGATCGCGCTCGGTCCGGTGCTGCGCCGCCTCAATGACATGCCCGGGATCGCCAAGCTGCATCTCGATCTGGGACATAGCGGCGGCGCCAGGACGGAAGAAAAGAAAATCGCTCGACCGTCCGGCGGCGGCGGTCGCGGCGGCGATGGCGAGACTGCGCTCGCGAAAGTGGTCGCCGCCTTGATGCACAGCCAGAAAACCGTAGCCGAATTGTCCGCCGAGATCGGCGGGCCAAAGACCCGCGTATATGGCGCGATCCACCAATTGAAGGGCAAGGGCCTCGTCGAGATGGTCGACAAAGGCACCTATAAACTGACCGACAAGGCGCTCGCCGAATTGAACGGGGCGCAGAGCGGCAAACCCCCGTCATTGCCGAAACCGGAGTCGCCCGGTGCGGTGGCGAAAACGCCGAGCGGCAGGGCGAAACCGGGATCGGGAAATATCGTCCTGCGCGCCGCGCTTGATGCTGGGCCGGTCTCGCCTACTGACCTTCGCCAGCAAATGGCGGCCAAAGGCATGTCGGAGAAGTCGATCAGCGGCGTGCTCGATCGCGCCAAGCGCGACGGGCTGATCAAGAAGAACGGCTCCGAGCTTTATGAACTGACCGTCAAGGGCCAGAAACTCGAATTGGAGGCCGCCAATGGCTGATCTGCGGCTTTATCGCACCTATCGGTACATCGATAAAAATCCGGTGATCGACCGCGTGCGGACCATCATCCAGGACGAGAACCTGTTCAAGCGGCTCGGCATCGTCCACGAAATCTCGGGTGTCGCCACGAGCACCCTCAACAACTGGTTTCATGGCAGCACGCGCAATCCGCAGCACGCCACGATTGCCGCCGTGATCACATCGCTCGGATACGAGGAGCAATTCGTCAAGACCAAGGACATCGATGTCGAACGTGAGCGCAAAGTCGCTGCCGACTGGCTCGCGAAGCAGAACAGCGGCAGCAACAAGAAGCCCAAAGCGCGGACCAACGGCCACGCGCGGAAGAAGAAATAATAAAGGAAATAGCGACGATGGGAAGAAAAGTGGACCCTGTCCCTGCCCGGCAGGGTGATGTGCGGTCGGCGAACGAGAGTGACGCCCTGATCGGTCAGCGATTGCGAACGCGGCGCATGGAGCTGAAAATTAGTCAATCCGAACTCGGTGACGCGCTCGGGGTCAGTTTCCAGCAAGTCCAGAAATACGAGAAAGGCGTCAATCGGGTCGGCGCAGCGCGGCTCGCCGAGATCGCGGAGGTGCTCGACACCAACGTCGACTATTTCATCGGCGATTTGAGTGCCGGGCGTCCCCACGAAAGCAAGCTTGGGGAATTCATCGCGACCAGAGATGGCATCGCCATCAGCGAGGCGATGATGAACATCCCGCAAGAGAAGGTGCGGCGGGTTGTCATTGATCTCGCCCGGCGCCTCCGCGAACTCTGCGCCGAGGAATGATCGATCCGGCGGCTTGCTGGCGGAGCTTGCCAGCAAGCCGCTTAGAAGCGGAGGGACCCGAGGCCGCCGCCGCGCTCAAGAAGGTGATCGCGCGCGCCGAGCAATACCTGCCGAAAGAAAAAGAAGCTCGCCCATGAACTCCCATAATTTCGAACAAGCCATCGCCGATGCCGCGCGCATCATCGATCAGTATGCCTTTGGCAAAAACCCGAACGCGACGATGATCCGGCGCCAGCAGATCGCCATGCGCAAGGCGGTCAACATCCTCACACCGCAGCGCGCCCTGATCGGCGAATTGCTCGACGAGCTTGTCGAGGCTCACCGGCAGATCAATCAATTCATGGCTGTCGCATCGACCTTGAGCGACAATTTCCAAACGCAGCTCGGCCCGAGTGTCGCGCGCCGCGCTGATCTGCTCACCCGCCATGGGAGGTTGCCCGATGACGAGAGATGACGGCGGCTCCTATGCGGCCACCTTGGCAAGCGATGCGCTGGTCGAGCAGATCAGGCCGATCCTCGCCGGGCAAACTCCCGAGGTGGTCGGCGCCACGCTCGCCCAACTGCTCGCGATCTTCATTGCGGGCCACGCACCGCTGCTGCGCGAGACCGCGCAAAGATTGCTGATGGACTGCGCCGAGGGACTGGTCCCGGTCATGGTCGAGGAAATGATCGAGGCGGGCCGCGCGCCGCCAGAATGGCGGGAGGGAACCAAGCAATGAGGTTGCTCGAAACCGACCTTAAGGGCGCACCGTGGCCTTCCCATCGTCATGGCTATCGCTGAGGTCTTGATCCCGGGATTGGTGGTGTTGCGGATCGTCGCGCGACTGCGATCCAGTCCTCGCATCGCGAGCGGGCTGCCCGGGAGGTTTTCAACAGCCACGACCAACAGTGGGCTTACTCCGCGTCGACCCGCGAGGGATTGATAATTTGCGCCAACATGTCAGCCGCGCTTTGATGCTCGCATGGGCACGAAATCGCGAGAAACAATCTACGGAGCCTCGGTCAGGGCCGCCGCAGAGAGAGCGGCAGAGGCCCGCAAGCAAGCGGACCGCCTGACCTGCGAAGCTTGGAATAAACGGATACTGACCTTCAAGGGACCCGCGCAGCCGTCGCCAGCGCTTGGCGAGGCGCTGAACGCCGGATATCAATACCTTGAGGTCCGATGCCTTGGCTGCGACACCAATCAGACTGTTGCCCTCGACATTGTGCGGCGACCGAAGTCAACGCCCATTCACGAGCTGGAACGCTACATGCGATGCAAGGACTGCTCGGAGGTTCGCGGCTATCCCTACAAGCGCAGCCATCTGGTGGCGCTGCGGGCGACGAAGATTTCGGCGAGCGATCCGGCATCGACGTGGTGGCCGGGTGAGCGATAAGGACCAAATACCTCAAATTCTGCGGAGCGCCCCAATTGCCCATGCAAGACATTTTTGAGTTCTGGTCGATCATGAAGCCTGGCCAGAAAATCCATCCTGCCGATGAAGTCGTATTCAACAGAATTGATCCGAAGCGACACGGCTTTCAATTGAACTGCCTTCCGGCATGCTTTGCAGGAGCGTTGAGGTCCGCAAGCGTTGTCCTACTGTATCTGTCGCCTGGATACTCAGATGAAGATGCTAAGGATGCAGCCTCCGAAGAAGGGATCGAGTACCGCCTCAACAGTTGGAAAGGCAACGAGCCGTTTCGGGACTATGGGCCCGGATTGCCCTGGCTCCGCGAGCGGACGAAAAACTTCGGCGAGTTCGAATTGGTGCGGCGCAAGCTCGCGATACTCAACATTGGAGCCTACCATTCAAAGGACGTGAAGAGTTTTGCGTCACTCCTCGCGCTGCCGTCGAGCCGGGTTTCACTCAGTTGGGCGCAGAGCGTTCTGTTCCCCCAAGCCGAAGCAGGAGAGCGTGTAGTCGTCTGTATGCGATCTGCGGCTTATTGGGGGCTCGAAACAGGCTCCAGATACGGTATTGGCCTGTATACACCACTGGTCAATCGAAGCGGCTTTCTTCTCAGGAACAAAGCGAACGAGCAGCTTGTCGAACTGATCAAGACGCGAATAGCATGACGCTGCCGCAATTTGCTCCATAAACATGTGCAATCTCTACAGCATCACCACGAACCAAGCCGCCATCGCTGCGCTGTTTCGCGTCGTCAACCGCTACGTCGGCAACCTGGCACCGATGCCCGCCGTCTTCCCGGACTATCCGGCGCCGGTCATCCTAAACACGGACGCCGGGAGCGAGATGGTGCTGATGCGCTGGGGCAGCCGCCGCCGCCGCGAGCCGGCGGGCTGGCGCGGATGGCTCAAGCCCGCGAACCGGTGCTTGGTCCCGGCGAACAGTTTCGCCGAGTACGCGCCCGAGCCGAACCCGGAGACCAGGAAGAAAGATTGTGGTCCGGTTCGCGCTGAATGACGATTCGCCTTCGCGGGCATCTGGACCGAGTTCAGGGGCGACCGGGGCACCAAATCTAAGCCGATCCCGGGGCCGCATCTGGTCTACGGTTTCCTGACCACAGCGCCGAACGCGATCGTCGAGCCGATCCACCGAAGGCGATGCCGGTGATCCTGACCACCGACGAGGAGCGCGACGTTTGGATGCGGGCGCCGTGGGATGAGGCCAAGGCGTTGCAGAGACCGCTGCCGGATGACGCGCTCAAGATTGTCATGCGCGGTACAGAGAAGGAAGATCGGGCGGCGGCCTAGGCCCGTCCCCGGCACCTTCACTTTCGCTTGCTGGCCGAAGCCTTTTGGGTGGCGTCAATTACGATGATTTCGGAGGCTCGCTCGCCCTGTTTAAGCCGCTGATCTCGAATGCGCCTGACCTCATTCAGCTTATTGCCTAGATCACCGTAGTCGATGATGACAAACACGCCGAACTCCGTTTGTGACGCGGTTTTGTAGAATTCCAATTGCTTTTCATAGCCATGCACAGCAGTGCCGCCTGATCGTTTCATCTCAACCAACACACGGGCCTGATAGCCGCTTGAGAACTTAAAATCGATCGGGCCGCCGCCCATATTGGCCTCGGGCGAGATATCCAAATCGTTCGCCTTACAAAATGCATCAGCGATCGCGTAGTAGATAAGTTGCGAGGCGCGCTCTTTTTTGGGCTTGCCGCCGATCCAAAGCTCCTCCCAAAGATTACCGGCCTCTACATGCCTCTTGAACTGGTCGATCGTGTCTTTGACGACGCGCATGATCTCGCCGGGGCCGAGCTTTAGGTCATAACGAGTTGGCTGCTTGAGGCCCGGAAACCCGTTCGCGACTATCGCCTTGAGCCTATAGTAGCCGAGCGCATCTAGGTTCGGATCATAGCTGCCGACATTTTCCTTCACTGCCGCCAAGAAGAAGTCAAAGTTTGCCTGCGAGCCCAAGGCTGCACCGCGAAGCGCATGCTTCCGATCTGCCACGGTGGGCCGGGCAATGCCACCTAGAAGCCGGTTTACGCGCTCACGTATTCGCGCATTTTCCATCGCAGCGCGCTCGATATCCGACCAATCATTGGCAATGGGCAGTTCGCGAACAATATCCTCCGGAATGAGGACGATCGGTGCGGAGCGACCTTGCGGATCAACGTACTTCGGCAGCTTGTGGCTCGCACAGATTTCCGACGAATACAGAGGCAGGCCATTAGCCTGGCAGAAAGCTTCCGTGATCGCCGCCAAGTCTTCGATGATGACCGTAGTTGTCATGTCGCTGATGGTGTCGGGACCTACATCCTGTTCAAAAAAGCCCATTAGCGAGATCATCTCTGGATCGCTCGCGCCCAGCGTGATGATCTCCTTGCTGGTGCGAAGGATGGCTTCTCGAATGTCCTCAGGCCGAGAGTTGCCCGATCGGCCGCTGCCGCCATATCCCAGCCCATTCTCAGGCGGCTCACTCAAGTCAAGTTGGCGCCGAGCTGCTTTCCAAGCTGCGTCACCCTCTGCCTTCGAGATGTTGAGCATGCGCACCAGAATCTCGAAGTGCTTGCGAAACCGGCCCATGGCCGCCGTATTGATCGTCTTATTGCCGGACTTCTCCAACAGCACCGGGTCTATGAACAGCGGCATATCAACGTCTAGGAAAGGGTCGATCAGCCCGGCAGCCGCCAAGGCTTGTGGCGATACTCCGAAATAGGCTGAAAACAAGGTCGGGTTTTGAACGCGCGCCATAACTGAATGTAACTCGCGCGCAGATTGAACACTAACGTTGATACAAGAATAGTGTGGATAAGGGCTGGAAAGCCGAGCGAGCCACCGTCTGGGCGGATCTGTCGAGCCGTGGCGGTTTCGCGAGTGCATTAGGCTCGGCGAACGACCAGCGGCTTGTTCCGACAACGCGCGGTGAGGTATGACATCCATTGCAAACGGAATTCCATCGAACCGCTTTCGATGATTTATAATCAAAGCGAGAAAAGGCTGCTTAGATTGCACCGAGCGCCGAAAAAGACAGCTTGCGACGGAGGAATTGTCTTAGATGTCGCCCCCCGTGGTTAAACTTCCGTATCAGTTCAACGGGATCACTTTATCACAGGTCGCGGAGGAAGTTGCACGACACGCGGCCAACGGTTGGCCCGAAGAAGTATGCTTCGATTTCTCTGGATTGAGTTTCGTACGACCGGCGGGTGTCACGTTTCTAAGCAATCTGATCCAGTGGCTTCACGAGAAAAACACGCGGGTTACGCTGGTCAATATTGGTGGCAGAACGGCGGCGCTGAATTTTTTGGATGATGCTCTATTCTTTGAGCAGCATCGCGGGAAAAAGTTGCGCGAAGAAGCGGCACCTCGCGCGACTACGCGACCGTTGATGAGGATTGCGCACGAGCGCAGCCACTCATGGCTACAAACTGATCTGCTTCCTTGGCTTGCCGCTCGGCTCGATATTTCGGAGGCTTCGCTCTACAAGTTCAAGAATTGCGTTGCAGAGCTATTCAACAACATCCAAGATCATACTCGCCATGAAATCGGAACGGTGTTTGCCCAGCATTTTCCTCAAGAAAATCGGGTCTACATCTCTTTGTCCGACTTTGGCCTAGGTATTCCGGCCAAGGTGCGCGAGAAGCTTCCCGCATTGCAGGACGGCCCGGCCATCCTCAAGGCCGTCGAGGAAGGGTTCACCACGAAATCCACGCCCTCCAACCAAGGAATTGGTCTGGACTATCTGCTAAAGGCGGTTGTAGCCGGAAATGGCGGGACAGTGACCTTCTACTCGCTAAACTCGATCATGCGATTTGAGCGAGTAGAGGGGGCAATCACTCCACGGGCGCTGTCAAACGTAGGGTTTTGCCCGGGCACGACTATAGATATTGTTCTCAGAACGGATACTATCGAGCAACTGCCGGACGAGCCGGAAGATTTGGTGTGGTAATATCCGTTAAAGAAGTCGCGGATGGGGCAGATACGGCTGCCCAAGGGGAACGTTTGTTCGCCGCGCTTACCGATGCGCTCCGAGCCACTGACATCATCACCGTCAGCTTTGCCAATGTGCAGACCGCAACATCCTCGTTCGTCAATCTGGCCTTTGTACATCTGCTGCTAACTCTCTCGCTGGACGAGGTTAAACGCAGGGTTCGGATCGTGAACTCAACAAGGCAGATTAACGAGATGATTAGGATGCGCCTTACACGAGAGGCGGAAGCCAAGCGCGATGGCTAATCGGCATCATCGCTCAGCTATCGTCCAGAAACTGTAGCAACATATGGCGGGAGGTGCGGCTCCCCGCATCCTGCGGCGCCGGGTGGCCCTAATCGTCACGGCTCCATCCAGCAGTCCAGCGACACGAGTCGCCCATCGAGATAGCCCCAATCGCTTTCCTTGTACTCGAACGGCTCTCGCGGCCCGCCCGGCATGTAGTCTCAATCAGGGAAATCGCCGGTCTCAAGGCGACGAAGCTGGTCCTCTCGCGTGAGCGGCACGGCGCGCCGCATGACGTTGACCAAGCCGAAAGGCAACGCCCAAACGATCGGGCAAAGCATCTCGCGCCTTTCCGACGTTGCCCGACATGGTCTCCAAGCACGCCGATCGCGCCTATTGCCCGGGCCGCTGCACCCACTGGATCAAGAACAAGAACCCGAACCATCCCGCCTATAACCGCGTCAAGGACCAGTTCTAGCGGGCACAAAAAAAGGCCCCGCCGAAGCGGGGCTAGATTGAGGGACCTCCAAGAAATCGACTCTAGAGTGGAAGCGCCTTCCATGGCGGCCGAGCACAGGAGCTTGACAAGCTCGCTCATCCGTATAAGGGCATCTGAGGCGACAAGAATAGAACGGTACAGCTTGGAAGCGAGTACGTCGGCTTGGCCGGATAGAAGTTAAGGCGTGCCCAACCGTGTGCCGATGAGCATTTTTTCTGGGCGGGGTCCATTGATGTCTGAGGCAAATATTAACCTCCTGATTCTCCTGCGCCTAGTTGCTCTCGCTCTGCTCTATTTTTGCTTATGTGAGGCTGCACCGGCTCAAACCAGATACAACCCGCACACGGGACAGTTCGAGGTTGCTGCACCCGATGCCACGCCGCAGTACAATCCGTTTTCGAACCAGTTCGAGATGGCGAGCCCTGGGGCCAAAGCGACATAACAACCCTCACCAAAATTCTTGGCAGATGGCTCCTCCGGGCGCGGTGTCGCGGTACCACCCTTACAGCGGACAATTCGAGATGGCAGCTCCCGACGCTCAACTAAAATACAATCCCCATACAGGCGAGTGGCGTTATGTTCGCTAGTCATCCCTACTGAGGTAGCCATGGACGACTCCGCAATAGGAACGCTGGGATAGTCATCTTCTTGGTTGGCTTCTGGACATGGGCCATCTGGCTGATGAAACGGAGCGGATGGCGCCCGCTAGTGTGGGTCGTTGCGGTCGTGCTGATGAGACAATTGGTTTTCTACGTGAAGTGGATCGCATACTCGCGTCGTGCCGACAAGATTGCTGACTTCATTGCGAAGGCTGACCGGTACCGCAAAATGCCAGTTGCCGGATTGATCGACGACAAGCCAGATCGAAGGGATTACTCGCATTGAATTCACACGCGACTACGTCGGAAGTAATTATTTGCGCTGCTGTTCGTGCCTCCGATGGAAAGGTCGTCAGAGGCCATCGGCACAATGATGCTATCCGTGCACTTCAAGCAATGGACGGGTATGAGGGCGAACAGCCACATGGTGACGACCAGGGCTTCGTCACGTCAACCAACAGGTTCGTAAATCGACGGGAGGCCTATCGGCTACATTTTCCCGACAGAACAGAACCAGACGAGCTTCACAGCGACGAACTGTATTGAGAAATCGCGTCTCCATCGGACCACTCATGTCTAGGAGAGAGCCGGGGATTCCCATGAAGAAGACAATGACTGGGCTTCTCGCTGTGCTGCTGGCGGCCCCTGCGGCTGGGCGAGACATGCTCGACGAGAAGACGCACGAGTACACGCCTTACGGAGTCGCCATCTCCCTGATCGCGGCTGCGCAGGTGAATGAGATGCGGTGTAACAAGAAGGGGCAAATCGATCTCGCCCTTGCCAAGGTCAAGCGGCTCGGCATCCCTGTCGATCTCAACGACAAAGAGGACTTCGCCTCCGTCCTATTCCAAGCCTCTCAGATTATGACGGCCATGCAGAAGGAAGGCGCAGCGGCGTGGTGCAAGGCCAGGTCGGCCAAGATGGATGAGTTCCTACGGTCGGACTGATGTATGGCCCGCCAATCGCCCTATGCCGAGCGTGAGCGAAGCACAAAAAAGCCCCGCCGAAGCGGGGTCGAGGCCGGGAGGTCGGTCTGTGTCGCTCGCGGTTTATTTCATGCAATGGCTCGCGATCTCAGCGAGCAGAGCGTCCTTTCGTGCCACAGCTTGCGCGATCTCGCGGAGCATGAATGAGAAGCCGATCAGAAAAAGCAGGTTGATGACGACGAGCGCCAGCGCGAGCGGGCTTTGTTTCAGTCCGTTCACGATGTCGCCCGCAATCTTGGTGACGTTCTCAATTGCTCCCATAGATCTGCTCCAGCATCAGCCGGGCGTCGCGTTCTATTTCCTCTGGTGTCCTGTTGGCGATCCGCCAGTCCTCTTCCGCCTTGAGGCGTGCTGCCTCAACGCGATCGTCGTGCTCCTTCTTCGCCGCCTGCCATTGATCGACATAGCTCTGGTAGGGCGACAGGTCGGTGATCATCTTGTTTGGCTTCAGTTGCCAGCGCTCGCCGTCGAACTCCTGCGCGAACTCCAGCTCGCCGAATTCGCCATACCATTGCAGCGCGTGAAGGCCGTCCGTCGCAAGCGCGGAGCAGTCAACGTCCATGGCCTCGCCGCCGACGAAGACTTTGTTGTCGCTAGTTATGATCGAAACGCGCACCGATAGCTCTCCTCTCCGCCATATCTGCCGCCGCGCCAACCGCGCGGATCACGCCGTCCACGACACCATTGCGGAAGGTCTCGACGGCTGCGCCGGTCTGGCGCTGCACCTGCGCGTTCTCGATCAGAAGCATCGGCAGCATTGCGATTGCACAAGTCCAGTTGTCGATCATCTCCTCACTCTGCGGGTGCTTCCCGATGACGCGCGTCCACCACGGACATTTGTGGCAGACACTTGAAACGTCCTTCTTGTGCAGTGGACAGATGGTGCCTTCTTGAGCGTGCGGGACCTGTTGTTGCATCAGTTTTTGCTCGCGAGAATGACATCGCAATATTGGATGCTCATTGTGATCGGATGGTTGTGGGAGCCGCCTCCGGTGTTGGACGATGAGCCGGTAACGCTGATGCTGCCGCTGACATACGAGATATAGGTGCGGGAGCCGCCGTCGCTGCTGTTGATAAAGGGGCTATCTTCCGGCCCGCCCGTAGGCGCGGGCCAACCCGAAAAGGCCCAGCCGGTGGTCGAGATCGGTGTATAGAAGGCCGAGTTTGCACCCAAATAGAGCACGGCCGAGCCCGAACTGCTGGTGCTAATGCTCGGTAGCTCGCTTGCGGTCAACGTATGACCACCGACATTGGTCTGCGCCATCACAGTGGAAAATGGATTGGTGCCGCCTGCGACACCACCGCTGCCCGACACCACGCGCAACGCTTTGTCATTCTGGGTCGTGACCTTGGTCCAGCCGACCGGAGCCGCCGCCTGATAGAACAGCATCACCGTGCCGGAAGGCACAACCGGCGAGACAACAGACCACGCCAGCGACTGCCGTGCGTACTGCTGGCCATCGTTCGGTGCTTCCGGCACCGGACCGACCGGCCCCTGAATGCCCTGCGGCCCTCTGATATTACCGACCGGCGATCCCCACGAGCCTGCGGTCAGCGTGTAAACATCACCGTTGGTGGTGTTGAGATAGTTGTCGTTGTTGAGTTGGCCCGAGATCGTGCCGGGAGCGCCAGCGCCCTCGTACCAGAGGCCGCCGCGCTGGCCGGTGTTGCCTTGTGGCCCTGTGTTGCCGGTGTTGCCCTCAACACCCTGCGGCCCCTGTGGGCCGATCAGCGAGGTCCCCGCAGGCCACGCGCCGCTCGCCTTCGGGCCAAACATGAAATGCGACGTGGTGTTGATATAGAAGTCGCCATCGACGCCGACGCCTGCGGTTGGATCGGCACTGCCATAGCGCACCGCGTTGCCAGCAGCGCCAGTCGGTCCAACCGGACCCTGATCCCCCTTATCGCCCTTCGGTCCTTGCGGCCCCTGTTGGCCGATCAGCGAAGTCCCTGCAGGCCATCCGCCAGCCTTTGGACCGAAGATGAAGTCGGTCGCGGTGTTGATGTAGAAGTCGCCATCGACGCCGATGGTGGCTGTCGGGTTGCTGCTTCCGTACAGCACCGTGTTGCCGCGCGGGCCGGGTGGTCCCTGCTCGGAGACCTGAATGACTTCGACCTCGAAGTCGGCAACGATGGTGACCGGATCGGTGTCGCTACCGAAGGCGACATCAGCCTGATCAATGACCTCGACTTTGCTCATCGGCTTGCACCAGCATTGTTGACCAGCGCGCCGGACCAAATGCGCTGCTTCTGCGATCCGCCGCTGAAGATGCGGACCAGCGATTGGTCGTAGTCACCGACCGGCAGGCGCACGAGCTGGGCCTGCGTGATCCGCACCATGAACTGCCCCGCGACCCCATTGATGATCGCGAGCCCGCCGTTCTCGGTGGTCAGCAGGAGCTGTTCGGCAACATCCTCGGCGTGCTTGCGCACACCCATGCGCAGCGTGTTGCCGGTCAAGTCGATCGGCGCCCCACTGACGGTCTGGTAAATGAACGCCCGATTGAAGTCGGCGTCATTCTCGACGGTGATGTTGACGATGGCCATCGCTACAGACCTTGGTAGGCGGTGTCGATCTGCGCCAGCGTGGTAATGGTGTTCGCCACGATGCCGTCGTCGGTCTGCGAGAACACCGTGTAGCAGTCGTTGGTGTGCTTGCCCAACGCATCCGCCATCGACTTCATCGTCGCTGCGTCAACGTCATAGAAGTTGCCATCCGAGCCGTACCACTTCGTCGTGAACGTCGCATCGTCTACGGCGGCTGCGCGCCCGCCCTGAATGAAGTTGCGCGAACGGTCATCGGTCTTGATCGGAACGCCAGCGGCGGTCATGCCGCCGGTCACCTTGTTGAAGCGGACGGTGGCGTTGTAGTTGCGCAACTGCTGCTTGGTGTACTGGCCCTCTGCGGGCTGCGCGATCAGCTTTGCGTCGCTATCCCACAGCCAGAGCGGCTGGAAGGCTTGCACATACCCCCAGATGTCCTCTTCGGTTGCGATCGGCGGCGCCTGATCGAGGCTCTGGTTCTGCCTCCATGTCGCGTAGTTGCTGTCGCTCGCTGGGTCGACATAGACGTTACGCGCCGACGAGTAGACTTTCGTTGTGTCGCCGCCGACGAACCAGTACCAGTCGCGCGCATCGAAAATTAGCGGCATGTGAGCAACCCCTTTCTCAAACGTACTGCCCGCCTTGTCCGGTGGTCCCGGCGGTCGTCCCAGGGAAGAAGTTCACACCGAGCCCCTGCGTGTTGATCACGCCGTTGACGACGGCCTGGAATTTCTGCCCGCTGACAAAGCCGGGGTTGTTGAAGACCGGCGTATAGGGCACCGGCACCGAGATGGTGCCCCCAGAGCTGGCCGCAGCGAAGCAGCCGGACATGGTGTAGGTGCCCAAGAAATTGTAGGTCTTGTTCTGCTGGAAGCCGATGAAGCTGTTGAAGAACGCCGCCAGCACATAGGTGCAAGTGGTGCCAGCATTGAAGTCGTGCGAGCCGGGGAAGACATAGCCGGTGTAGGCTTCCCAGACCGAATACTGGACGAAGTTCGACGCGGTGTTGTCGGTGTAGATCGAGCCACCAGCGGCCGACGTGAAGAGACAGGGCGGGCCGGTGCCGGTGCCGGTCGAGCCGCAGAGGTCCTGCACCATCATCGTGTTGCCGTGGCTGCTGATGAAGGTGTGGTTATTGTTCACCCCGGTCACGAAGGTCTGGGTCTTGCCAGCGCCCCTGATGATCACGAATGGCCCGGCGAAACTCGGCGTGTAGACGTTCTCGTTGTAGGTGCCCGCCGCGACCTGAATTGTCGCCGTGTAGACGGAGGGGCCGTACTTGAACACTTCGTTCATCGCCCGCGTGATGGTCTTGAAGGGACCGTGCGGTGCACTGACCGTCGGCGTCGTGCCGTCATAGAGGCTGTCGTCACCGGTCGAGGCGTTGACGTACCACGTCGTGTTCGCGGTCAGGACGGGCAGGAAGCCGCCGACCGTGAAGCCGGTTCCATAGAGTTCGAAGTTGCCGTGGATCGAGTTGTAGCAGAGCAGCGACCTGTAATCCTTCGGCATGTCGCCAGGGCTGAGCAACGCGCCGCCGCGCCGCACGATGTTTTTGGCCCCGAGCCCGTTGATGTTGAGTGTCGCGGGGCCGCTGTTGCTGTTGGACGGGATCACCCACACGAACAGGCCGTCGTAGTACTGGAGTAGCGGCGGGGTCAGAGCGATGGCGTAGGCGGTCGCCGTCCCGGTATCGACAGCATAGATCAGTTGACCGCTCTGGATGCCGCGCGCCAGTTGCGCCAGATCGGCGTTGTCGGGCGTCAGGCCCGCCGCGTTAATGAGGTTGACGATCTCGCGCTGGGGATACTCGATGGAGGCCGCTGGCGGAATTGAGCCCGCGCGACCAATGGAGGGATCGCCGTTGACATAGGGAGCATTTGCATCGCTCACGCCATAGGGCTGATTGTATTTCATCGCGTGCTCGCAGCAAAAAACCCGGCGGTTAGGCCGGGTTCGGGTTGAGATTTCCTTCAGGGTTCCTATGGTGTGCCCGCCATAGGATCGCCGGGCGTTAGGCCGGAATAGTCGAAGATGATTTCGGTGTGCGCGGGCTTCCAGCGCCGCAGCAGGCATTCGAGATCAGTTGCAAGTCCGATGCGCAGATGCGGATCGACACCGCATTGACCACCAGAGCAGCGGAACCAAGTGAGGCGCGCCTGATGAACATGCACCGTCCAGTAATGGCGGATGGTATCTGGACCGAGCCCGTAGTTTGGCCACTCCGACAACTCGTCGAGCGCGACCGGGTCACCGTTCGGATTGCAGACGGGGATAGAGCCGACGACGAAGGTGTCGCTATACATCGGCTCGGTGCCGTCGCCATACACGCGGCTGTCGCCACAGCGATCCAACCCGACCATGAACGGGCGATATTCGGTGATCGTGATCGAGTAGCCGATGTAGGCGGCCGCCGAGATGAAAAACTCGCGCGACTGCGCGCCTTCAATCGTCATCCGCTGCACCAGCGCCCGTTGCCGGTCGTCAATAGTCAGCGGTTCTTTGTAGCAGGGGTCGGGCAGTCCCCAGTTGCGCTCCCAGTCGGGTAGCAGATCGATTGTAATTCGAGGATCGCTCTCGATTTCGAGCAGCTTCGACGCGCTTGTCTCGACCACGCCCCAAATCTGCGAAAGCCCGCGCACCACTTTCATCAGCGTGCTGCCTTCGTCCCGGGGCCACGCTTGCCCCTGCGGTAGCAACAGCGAGAATGCCTCGGCGTAATCGTCGCCGCTGCGCGTCACATGGCGGTCAGGCACGCCGCGCTCCTACGAGTACAGGATGGTTCCGACGAACGGCATGTAGCCGGGTTCCGGCATCGGCGTGGTGTTGAAAGTCAGTTCGTGGTGATCCTCGCCAACGGCGTTGCTGATCGCCTCATCGACCCACGAGCGATACATGGTCTGCCCGGGCTTCGATCGGCGCATCTCCATCTCGTGGATAGACGCCTCGATCGAGGCGCGCACGGCCTCGTCGTCGTTCTCAAGGCCCGAGATCGTCACGCCGTAGAACAACGGGATCGGCGCCTCGATGAACATATCCTTGACCGCGACGGGCCGCTTTGTGTCGAGATAAGCGCGCACCACCAAGACATCCTCGGGCAGCGGAATGCCGCGATTATCAGCGCGCAGATCGTCCATCATGAACCGGACTGTCACGGTACCCGGGCCCATCTCGGGCGCGCTCCACGCTCTTGTCACGCCAGGAACCGCCAGTGCCCAGAGCACATAATCGTCTGCGTCGCCACCCATCGGCGGGTTCTGAATGCGTAACAGCACTCGCGCGCGCAACTGATCGTCGGTTTCTTCATCGACGCCGCCCGACATCGAGACGACGATAGCTTCGCCGTCCACCCCCGGGATGCCGTCGGAAACGTTGACCGTCTCGCCCTCGTCGATATTGCCAACTGCGCCTGTGGTCAGCGCCATGGCGGCAACAGGCGTGGGGCCGGTCCCGATCGTGATTTCCTCGGTGGTCTGGTAGCCGATCCCCGCCGCGTTCGCGAGGTTGGTCCCCATCGGCACGATGATGCCTTGCACGCCGGTCACGTTGACCACGCCCTGCGCATAGGTCGCCGCCTTGCGTCCCTTCGACCCGTCGGCGTTGGTCAGCCAAATCTGGCCGTGCCGATCGAGCCATTCCTTCTCGGCGGTGTCGGGCAGCAGTTGCTTCGAGAGCCAATCGATGTAGAGCAGCACCAGATGGGCGAGCCCGGCCTTGGCGTCGCTCATGATCCGCAGCACCGAGTTCGGGATCAGGCTTTGCGCGCCAAGCTGCGACGTGACGTAATCGCGCGTCAGGCGGCGCACGTCCTTGAGCGTCGGCGTTTTCCACGGCATTCATGCGACCTTGATATCGTCCCACAACTCGGCATAGCGAAGCTCGATCGCGGGCTCGGGGCCGCGATAGAGCATGATCCGAACATCGATGCGGTTGACGGCGGTGCGCTCGGCGACCACCGTCACTTTCGACGCGATCTTGCGCTCTATGAACGGGCGCATCGCCTCGCGCGCATAGGCTTCCGCCCTGGCGACCGTGCCGCCATCGGCCGCGAGCGAGGACGTGATCTTGGCGCGGCGCAGGAGCCAGAGCCGCGAGCCAACCGGCCAGCCGCCCCAAATCTCGTCGGCATCGAGATCGCCCCACCATCCGCGCCGGTCGTCATCATCGAGCCCGGGCAGAACGTCGCTCTTGTTCGCGAGCCGATCCGACGCCAGCGCCACGATCGCCGCGGAGGCGAGGCCCGCGTCTTCCTCGATCAGGTTCGCGGGCGACATGAGCCAGTCCATCTCGACTGCCTCGCGCGGGAAGTCGATCCGCTGGACAAATGCGACATCGGGCATCTTACGGCTCGGTGTCCTGCGAGTTCGGCGGCCCGGGCTTCGGCGCCTTGACCAGGACCGCGCCATCGCCGCTCGGCTCAGTGGTCATGCCGACCCCGCCGTTGACGCCATAGACCGGATGGGCGGC